GTGAAGCTACCCCTGCAGAAGATAATACTGGTGTAGTAGGTAGGCTCTTTGGATTTGGCGCTAAGACACGTGCACAGGAACAGCTGCGTGAGATGCCTGGTATGGGCGAGATGTCTATTGCTGATGTAAATGCTGCAGCGCGTATGAATGAGTTTAACTCTCTTATTCCTAATGCTGTAATGTCTTTCTCTGAGATGGAACGCTTTGGGCGCAACGATGGTTATACCTTTGCCAATGACATGACAGAGTTGTTCCAAGAAACTATGGAGTCTAAAGAAGCTGACGATTATGTACAGGCGGCTCAAAGGGCATATATAGACCAACAGGCGGCAGAAGGTATCCTAGAAGGGGAAGTACCCCAAACAGATATAAATGTCGTGGGTAGAGAAGCTCGTAGAGCTTACGCTGAAAAGGCGGTGGATAAACTAATTCGACTCAATGCAGATCAGTTTGCAGGCCCAGCTGGTTTCTTTGACCACTCTTTTGCGATGGAACAGATAGCTGAACTTATGGGTGCAGACTATCTAGAAGAACTCAAGAAGTCTTACGGCATAGAAGATGGAGACCCTGCACCAAAACCAGAGGAGACGCCAGAAGCATTGCCTATGGATGAGATACCAGCGTCTGCTGCTGAGTTATCTAGCATGTCAGGTGAAGAGTTACTACCACCACCTTTACCAGTAGATCCTACAACAGTGTCTTCACTACCAGAGGGCAAGGAACGTCCAACGGGTGACACAGGCGGTGATATTGTAAAGCAACGTAAGTGGGATAAACAGTACGGCGGTCGTTACAACGCGGATAGAACACCTATCATAGTTGAACCTAGACCTACAGACCCCAATGCTACAACTACTCGTACTAAGCTTCTATCAGGTAGAGAATACCAAGTTAATGCGATTGAAGAGTGGGATAGAAAGTATGAGGAAACCCACAACCCAGACGGAACACCCAAGCAGTTTGAGGATGACTAAACATGAACTTCTTTGAACGCCAAGAGTACATTAAGAATCTTACCAGCGGTGTAGTCTGCGTTAGTTGCTGCACCTGTAACCATATAAATATATTTATCTGCTGCTGGCGGTGTTGGAATACTGACTACGCTATTTAAAGCTAAATCACCACTGTCACACATTTGCGTTTGGTTTGTTAAACTTGTTATTGCTGCATCTTCTGTACCAGTTGCTTCATCCGCATACCATAAGTTGATATCTGGATCTCCACCTGCTGGAGCTTCTAAGCAAGTTAATTTTCCGCCTAGAACTGTTCCGTTTACTGCTGCTGTGATTTGTCCAATATGAGAATTAGCAGTTGCTGCTTTTCCGATAATATCACCAGAACCAGATGATGCTAAACCTGTTAAATCAATTAAAATTTTAGTATGAAAAATACCGCCTGTTTTAATTACTGAAGCTGCATAAACTGTACCTGTACCAGTTGTAATACCCGTACCTGCAGTTGTTGCAATAGTATTTCCAGTTAGAGTTGATCTTCCTGTTACGCCAAGCGTGCCACCTACAGAAGCGTTTGTACCATATGTGGAATTAGTTGTGACTGCGCCTATCGCGGAAACAGTAATGTCTTCAAAACCGTTTTTTGAGCGAACAGCACCAGTAAAAGTTGTATTAGCCATGTAAATCTCCTTATCTTGGCAAATGTCAGCCGTACCATACGACTGTTAAGGTAATTTTTATATTATACACGAACCCGTGTAAAAAGAAAGGGCGATGTTACTCGCCCCCTCTAAAAGTTTTATGCTCCAGGTGAACCGAAGATCCCTAACGGGTCAGATACACCAAAACTGTAACGCTCACGAGCCTTATAACGACTGTTACCTGTATCAAAGTCAGCATCCATAGATGTTGCCATTGGGCTACGAGTAAAGTGTTTTAGACCGTTTGGAACGTCTGTCATTAAGAACCAAGCATCTGTATCAGTTAGATAATGGTTAACAGTGTATCCACCAGGGACAGCTCCGTTGCTACGGATTGCGTTTAGATCGTTGTCTGCTGTACCTACACGACCTTCTGTTTCCAATAGCCTAGTTGCAACGAATTGCAAGTTCGGTGGAATCACAAGTTTCTTAGGTTTTGCAGCGATCAACAAGCCGCGCTCGTCTGTCCAACCTGCAATTTGAATGATAGCCGCTTCAAGCGAAGTCTCATTCAAGTCTGCGGGCGTTGCTGGCTCATTCGAGTTAGTACCACCACTTACTAGCGGGTGTGCAGTAGAACAAAGCTCCACTCCATCTCCATAAGTAGTGCCAGAGTCAAAGGCATTATTTAAAATTGTAGATGCCTTAACTTGTTTTGTGTACGCCATGGCACGAGCAAGCGCTTTAGTATAACGTTGTGATATAGAATCATACAAGTTATCCTCAATAGCCTCTTCAGTAACTGAAAAACCCATTGCGATTGTTTCGTGGTTGTAGCGAGCCGTGAAAGCCTCTTGAGCATTGTCGTATTCGATGGCAGAGCCCTCGTCTTTGACTGGTGCTGCGGAGAAGCCTGATAGCTTAGTTTCCTCTTCAAAAGAACGGTCAGATGTCTCTGAATCAAAGATCTCTGCGTGCTCCTCACCGTACTTAGCATATTCTAAACCGAATAATGCGTTCAAGCCAGGAAGCAATTCTTTAAGGAGTTGTGCGCGTGATATAGCCATTATTTATCTCCTTTATAGGCCAACTGGATTACGATAAGCATGTCCACCAATGAACACGTTGCTACCATTATCAGTATGTGTACTAAATATAACGAGCAATTCTTGGAAGGTATCGCTTCCAGTTGCCGTAGTATCAACTACATCAATAATATGAAGTGGTAGTGTTGAAGTGGTAGCGACGCTGTTGTTAGCAGCTAACTTCGACCGTCCATTAATAGTAGTTAGTGTATTACTAAGGATTGAAGTTTTATTACCAATAACAGTTCTTCCCAATGTTGCCATTGTTGTCCCTGAAGAGCATATAGCTACTTTCATTATTAAGTCAGGGTCATCTGCAACAAACGCTTCAATATCACTAGCAACAATGCTAGCAGGATACTGATTGTTGAATGTTAGCTGGCTAGTGTTCGGGTCAGTATAACTACAACCCATAAAAACACCTAGTGTACCAGTAGCTGGGAAAGCTGTTGTACTCCCGTCACGCTCAATGGTTCCGTCATTTACACGTTTTACTAAATCGCCTTTTCCGATAGCTGTGCCGTAGTTGCTAGCTATCTTCATTTTGCGAGTAGCGCCTGTGTAAGGACGACCACCAATCAGACCAACGGGAACAAGCCCATAAGGGGCGTCTATAGTTGGATAAGCCATATCCAATTCTCCTTTGATTTAAATTAATTGCCTTTTCCAAAAGTAACCTTAGATTTCCTGTCGTTAAACAAGGGCATCCTAGGGTCGTTCTCGCGCATGAGGTTGTTGTCCACCGAATGTATCTGGCTATCCGTCTGCTGCTTATAGTATGAGCTGCGTTCATCAACCAATTCGACAGGAGCTTTACATAACATCAGACCACCAATTACAACGTTCTCTGCAAATCTTTCGTTTTCTACAGTAACCATTACAATCTCAGGGTGATCAGAGGCTTTTACAGGCTCCCAACCTTCACGTATTTTTGAAGAAACATTTGTAGCATCGACTTGCCCTTGATTGCTTGTTCGTACCCATCGAAATGCGTATCCTGGTTCTGGATTCGGTGAAGGTAATACTTCAGGACGAGTCCATGCCTTTTTACGTACTGTATTCTCACGGGTAGTCATTTCACGATCTATGCGATTTTCAACCATTTTCTTTCCTCATGTCTATTGCAACCTGTCTGGCGTATTGTTCTGGAGTTAGTCCCAACCTTTTAGCGAGAGAAACTTGTGTCTGCGTTAATGTCACTTTTTTGGGTGACGTGCTCCGCGTAGCGGGTGCAACCACATTTGATCTTCGCTTTGGCTTTTCTGCCTCCGTTATTGCAACATCCTCGAACTCATCGGGGAAAAGTTGCCGCATACGAGTATTTATTGCCTCGTAGTATTCATCGCTCTGCAAGTCTGTGCCTTGCTTCGCTAATCTATCATGCGTGACCATTGCCATAGCCGTCATTTCGTCATTTGATCCATACCAAGGGTTTTTTTCAGCCCAGTCTAAGGCTTTTGGATCGACATTAGGTTCTGCAGCGGTCTCTTGAGGTGATGCTACAGGCGTTTCAACTTCCTGTAAAGGTCGAATTTTATAATTATCTAACTTATCAGTTTTAATCTTAGCAGCGGTTAAACTTTCTTGTGCTGTAAGTAGTAAATCTGAGTCCCCAGCCTCATACGCTTGTTTATATGCTTTTTTAGCAGAATCAAGCTCAACAACTGCGCCCTTCTTAGCTTGCTCAAGCATTGCTGTTTGGTTTTTGTTAACACTGCCTTTTAGTTTTTTGTTCTCATCTACAAGAGATTGTGTTAATGCCTCCAACTCTTTCTTTTCTCTAAAAGCCGCTTCTTTAGCGCGTCTCTCATCGTGGTAGCCTTTGCTAAAATGTTGTATTCTTTTACGAACTTTTTCTGAGTAGTCTTCCAACTCCTCATCAGTAACATCTTCTGGGGGTTCAGAGGCTTTACGATTCCTATCAGCTTTAGGAGTGTCGTTAACAACCTCAATTTCTATTTCTTTTTCAGGAGCAGGTTCAACTTTAACTTCTTCTTCTTTTGTTTTTTCTTTTGTTTCTCCAGAAACGTCAACTTCTATTGCGCTAGAATTTTCTACCTCAATAACTTCATTTTTTTCTTCCTCGTCAGGGAAAGTATATTGGACTTTTTGAAATGGCATTTTCTATTTCCTTATGCTCGTGTCACACCACGGGGGTCGTTTACTATAGCTTCTATTGAATCATCGTTCATTAAACGATACTCAACACCACCAACTTTAAATCTTGTGCCTGTATTTGCACGGAACATCACGTAGTCCCCTGGATTACACCAAGGTTTATCTCCGAAACGTTCCTTATCTGAATATGCCTGCTCGCCCATATCTACTACAAGACCTATGATCGACATAATATGCTCTTGGTGCATAGTTGTAGATGTTTTTAGAAGTTTAGTGTTTTCATAGGTTTCTTCTATTTCAGGCATAGCGACAAGCAAACGGTATCCTACAGGTATAGGTAACTGTACCTCTAGTTCTTGTTCCGTCATTTCTTCAGGTATTAGTTCTGCTACTTTAGTCATTATCATCATCTTCCATATAATTGCGCGAGAGGTCTTCTATGTATTGTATGCTGGACTCAAGACCCCGTATCAGTCCAGTAACTTCCTTATACTGAGCAAAGTCTTTTGGACCCCCAGAAGTAAGAAATTCAGTTGCGTTAGCTTTTTCAGCTACGATTTTTTCTTTAAGCACGTCAAAGACGGTTTTTGCCATTATTGTCCCTTACCTTTGCCATTCTGCATAGTTTTCATAGTCTCAAGATCAATCTTTGCGTTAGACGTTCGCCTGTCTGCTGCCATCTTTACACCTGATTTTTGAGCGTCCATCATCATTTCTTGTTCTTCAAGTTCAAGTTTCCGAGTATCTATCATAGCATCGACTTTATCTTTCTGAGTCTTACGCTCTACATCTTGCTGCTTGATCTGTACTTCTTGTTGTTTGATTTGCATCATTGGATCTTTTGCTTGTTCTTGCGCTTGCTGTTGTGCAGCTTGTTTTTGATGTTCTTGTGCAAGTTGTACACCTGCCTTGGCTACTAACCTAGCTAAGTCTACTTCAATTTCTTCAGGTAGTTCAGCGTTAGGTATAGGTAAATCAACGCCTAAACGTTCTTCTATATCTTTACGGTATTTAAAGCCAAGATGTTCAGCTATATGTGACTGTAGTGAAGCCATAATTTGTTGTGCCTGTGGGTTCTGCCCGATAGTCTGCGCTATCATTGGATCTTGCATAAAGGAAGTATGTGTAGCTATGTGAGCTTCGTGGTCTTGGTAGATAAACGCTTTCATCGGTGTACCAGTCAACGCTGCCATGTTCTCACTTACAGGGTCTACAGGTTTCATATCATCCTTAACAGGTACAAGTTTATCTGCGTTCTTAACTCCTAGAACTTCTATCATCTGCCTGTGGAGCTGGGGTAGGTCATATATCTGTGGCGCTTGTTGCGACATCTGCAAGATAGCTTGGTACTGCACAACACGTTGTGCCATAGTAGAACTGTTAGGATCGCTAACTGGTATCACATCAATCATCATGTAATCAGCTTGACGTGCGCCTATCTCACCTCGAATCGGTTGGTAGGCATACTCCATCGGTGCGTACTCAGCCATTAATACTTTTAGAAGTTTAAACTCTTGCTTCATCGCATAATGCACACGAGCCTGTACTGCAGCCATAGGTTTTAGTGTACGCTCCAAGAGTGCGAGTGTTGTGCCAACAGGGGCATTAGCAGACATGTCAGATATGTTCATATCACTAATAGCGCCGAGCCTACGGCCTTCTTGTGTAATCTTGTCTAGGAGTGCTAGTAGAGTCTGACTTGGTTCTTTATACGGTAGAGGCATGATGTTATCACGGATACTACCTGACGGTACATCCACGTCTTTAAACTCTCCTGGCTCTATCGGTGCATCGTCACCCTTGATACGCAACCCGCGAGACTTTAAACCCCCAGGGAGATTCGAAAGAGTTCCAGCGTCAACAAGTTGTCGTATCAAGGATGTACCCGCCCTAGCATATCCACCAATGATGTGAATAAGCCCCAGCCCATAGAACCCAAATCCAGGTACATATACATAATGTACGAAGTGCTGACGTTTGAGGTTTAAATCGTCATCTGGGTTCCAATTCCTACGTATTGCCAATATTTCGTTAGAGCCACGCTCTAGTGTTACAACATATGGTTTAGCAATATCATCGTCAGAATCACCACTCTCATCAATTATAAGATCGGCGTGTACTTCATAGACGGTGTAACGATCGTCGTCGGTGAGGGAATACCCACCTTCTTCTGCTTTGCGTTCTTCTATATCTGTATGGAACGCTTGTGGTTCTCCAAGATCTACTTCACGGTAAAACCCGTTAGCTTGTAGTTTCTTTAACTCATTCTTAGTTTTACGCATAACATGAGTAACACGCTCTGCGGTTTCTATATGTGATGCTCCGTAAGGAACAATAACATCCTCTGCTGGGATATAAACAGCAACTTGACGGCCCATAGTAGAATCATAGTATACTTTCTTAAACGCCGACCCTGCTAGTCCAAGACTATAGAGTAATCTTTCATGTTCTGGTCTATACTCGACCATGTTCTCTGTAAGCTCATAATTCATGTCAGCTTTAACGCGGGCAGCGGCTTCTTCTTTTTCTTTAGTCTCGTCACCTAATATCTTAGTTTTAACAGGTCCAGAGGAGGGAAACGTCTCTGACATTGTCTCCGCTTGGAAACGTATTGCTGCTTCAGCTAGCACTGTGGAGTATACCCCACACGCGCCTTGCCAAGGTTCTGTACGTTCTTCATACTTAAATCCTAGTACGTCTAACCCTTTTACAAACGTATCTGCCCAGTCCTTGCGGCTATCTACATCAGACTCAACTAAACCAAAAATATCATCAGATAGTTTATCAAGTATACCTTCGTCTAATATTTCAGCTAGATTCTCGTCAAACGCGCCACCTTCCATACCTTCTGCCCCAGGCATAATGGTAATCTCCATACTACCGTCATCTAGTGTAACGCTTTCAGGGTTTACAATTTCAATTTCAAGTTCAGAAGAGTCTTTATCCTCATCTATACCTACGGGGGCTTGGTATAATCCTTTTTCAATAGCCATCAGTAAAATCCACTTCCTCTGCGTTGTTTAAAGTACCGAACCTCGTCAGGCTCGTCATTTGGTAGTCTTATAAATCCACCCTGTCTAAAGCGCATCAGGGCCATTACGGTAGAGTCAACAAGGTCATCATGGCTCATAAACGGAAATCCTGCAATCTCTTCTATCACTTCTTCTGCCCAACGTGTCTCTGGAATCCAACATAGTCCAGACGCTACGATGTCCGTCACAGAGTTTAAACGCGCCAATTTGTCACCAGACCCTCTGTGTGGTGTGTATTCTTGTACAGGTAACCCCATACGTCTCATCTCTTGGTAGAGTGCTGTACCTGCACTTTTTTTCTCCACAATGAACGCATCTGGGTCCCATTCACTATATTCTTCCATAGCTAATTCTTTTAACTCTGGAAACTCCATACGCTTTTTTATACTGTTTAGCAAAATAATATTGTAGTTGTCTACTTCTTCGTTTAAAAACACCCCCCAAGTTGTCAATGCGGTAAAGTCAGCGCGATTATGTGTCTCTGCTGCTGCATCTAAAGACATGATAACGTATTCACACGAGGGCGGATCTTCTTTCTGCCACACATTCCACCATTCACGTTTAACAAGTGCGGCTTCTTCAGCAGTGGGTTGTTGTTGATACTGTGCGTTCCACTGATACACAGGCATAGACGCTTTTGTACGTAGTAACGCGTCAAGGTCAAAAAACTCAGGCCATAAGGGTTTTTGTGTAGATTTTTTTGTTTCATCGTCTATAGTGTCCAAAATAGCGGGGAACTCCACCACATCATACTGATCTGAGCGTTCATTCTGCCCCATATCTCGTACAACACGCCCTGTCAGATCATCCATGTGCCAACGTGTTTGTATTATGGCAACGCTACCTCTAGGCATAAGTCGAGTACGGGCTCCGAATGTAAACCACTCGTAGGCTTTTTCGAACACTTCAAAATTTCCGTTAATGACATCTTGTTCAGAATGGGGGTCATCAATGAGCAAGAGGTCAGCACCCCTACCAGCAATAGAAGACCCAATACCGCACGCATAATACTCACCTCCAGAGTTTGTGTTCCATCGACCCGCTGACTTAGAGTCCGATGCTAATTTAACTGTAGGAAATATAGACCTATAATCATCTGTGGCGATTAAATTCCGTACTTTACGTCCAAAATCTACCGCTAAGTCAGTCGTGTGAGATACCATCATCACTTTTTTGTTAGGATTTCGTCCTAAATACCACGCTGGGAAGAAAATAGACACAAGTTGTGATTTTCCGTGTCGTGGTGGTATATTTACACAGATGCGGTCTTTCTCTCCCGCTTCAATATCCATTAACATGTTAGCCAGCAGCCTGTGATGCTTACCAACTATGTAATCAGACTGCATACGCTTACAAAATTCTACTAAATCATCGTATGCGGCCTTATTTGTACGGCGAGTATCTAATTCCTCTACCATACGGTCGATCTCAGCAATCTCGTCAGAGGTATATTGGTCTAAATTGTCTAGCATTTGCTGAATCT